CGTGGCGGTACTGAAATTGGCATTGCAAGGGCGCGTGATATTGTTAACAAGGTAGATTTGTCAGACGAGACAATTGGCCGCATGGTTTCTTATTTTGCTCGGCATGAAGTTGACAAAGAGGCGCAAGGTTTCCGCCAAGGCGAAGAAGGCTATCCAAGTAATGGCCGAATCGCTTGGGCTTTATGGGGTGGCGATGCTGGCCAAACTTGGGCAAATAGAGAATGGCAAAAGATTCAGGATTCGGAGAATAAAATGATTGCAAGAAAACAACTTTCATTAAACAACGTAAGTCTTAAATTTGCTGACGCATCGAGCGGCAAATTTGGCGGTTATGCGTCAACATTTGGTGGCATTGACAGTTATAACGATACGATTATGGCTGGCGCTTATAAGTCGGTCATTGATTCAATCATGAACGGCTCGGCTCGTATGCCAAAGATGTTTGTCAATCATAAATCTTGGGAAGTGCCAATTGGCAAATGGACTAAGATGTATGAAGACGACAAAGGTTTGTACATTGAAGGTGAGTTGACAAACGGCAATCCTGAAGCCGCCATTGTTAAAGCCGCGATGCAACATGAGACAATCGATGGCTTGAGCATCGGTTATATGCTTAAACAAAGCGATGTTGAATTTTCGGAGATCAATGGCCAGACAGTTCGCGTTATTAAAAATATCAGCGACCTGTCTGAAGTTTCAGTTGTTACTTTTCCCGCTGACGATATGGCCCGCGTTGACTTGACTAGCGTCAAAACATCGCTTGATCAGATCGAAAGCATCAAGGATTTTGAGGATTTCTTGCGTGAGGCAGGGGGTTTCTCGAAATCGCTCGCTACGGCTACGGCAAGTCGTGCGAAGCGTTTATTTACTCGGAGTGAGTCCGAGGAATTGAAGTTGCCAAGTGAACTTCAGCGAATGATCGCTGATAATCTAAAATACTCTCGGACTCTTTAAAAGGAAATACCATGTCTGATATCGCAGAAATCAAAGCCCTTGCAGAAACTCAAGGCACATTGTTGAACACCACTCGTGAATTGAAATCATGGATGGAAAAAGCTAATGGTGAATTGGCCGCTTCTAAAGCTGTCGAAACAGAAACTAAAGCCGCATTGGAAAAACTCAGCACTAAAGCCGCTGAGTTGACCGACAAAGCCTTGGAGTTGGAGCGCAAATTGTCTGACAAAGGTGCAGAAGGCAAGCAAGCTCAAGAAACAATCGGTGAGCAGTTGGTTAAATCTGACGCTTTCCAAGCCATGGCTCAAGGCCGTAGCAAGTTTGCTCGTATCGAAGTCAAGACCGCGATTGTTAACGCCACTGGCCAAAATCAACCATTGGTTCAAGACTTCCGCGTCCCCGGAATTAACACCGCTCCTAACCGTGTTTTGACAATCCGTGACGTCCTGCCTGTTGGCCGCACCTCTTCTAATTTGGTTCAATACACCAAAGAAAACGTGTTCACTAACAACGCTGGCGCACAGTATTCAAGCCCAAATCGTGAAAACGTGACTAAGCCTGAGTCTGCAATCACATTCACATTGGCTAACGCCCCTGTTGTGACTTTGGCTCACTTCATCCCCGTTTCACGCCAAGTTTTGGATGACGCCCCTCAATTGCAGTCTTATGTCAACGGTCGTTTGACTTATGGTCTGAAATTGGAAGAGGAAGACCAATTGTTGAATGGCTCCGGTACAAGCGGCAACATCGCTGGTATTTTGGCTTCTGGCAACTACACAGCCTTTAATCGTCATGTAACTGGCGATACAGCTTTGGACACATTGCGTAAAGCTATTACTCAAGCTCAATTGTCTGAGTATCAAGCCGACACAATCGTGATCAACCCCGCTGATTGGGAAGAGATCGAGTTGGCCAAGACCACTTATGGCGAATACATTTTCGGCGGCGAATCTGGCCCCGTAAATGCTTTGGCTCCTTTGGTCTGGGGCAAGCGCGTTGTTGCTACAAACAGCATCGCCGCCGGTACTTTCTTGGTTGGTGCTTTCACAATGGGCGCCCAAATCTGGGATCGTATGGATGCCGCTGTCCAAATCTCCTTTGAAGACGGCGACAACTTCAAGAAAAACATGGCCACTTTGTTGGCTGAAGAGCGTTTGGCTCTGACGGTTTACCGTCCTGCCGCTTTCATTAGCGGTTCACTGTAAAGTGATTGCCCCTGTGTCTTCGGACATGGGGGCTTATTTATACTAAAACTGAAATAAACCCCGCGATGGAATTAGTAGAAATAATTGCACTAGCTCACTTTGAGGACTCACGAATTGGTAGCGTGAGCAAAAAAATGCGCTTAAAAGTGCCCTCTGTTGTTGCTGACGACTTAGAGTCGATTGGTTTGGTGCAAATCCTAAACCCTCCAGTGGCACGCGCCCCAAAAAGTCCTTTGATCGCTCCGCTGGTCGATGGGCAGGGCGTGTCGCCTGTGTTATTGCAAGCGGGCCAAGTCTCACCGAGGCGGATTGCAACGTTGTTAGAGACAAAGGATGGGCGACCATTGCAGTCAATGACAGCTACAGACGAGCGCCATTCGCTGAATGTTTGTATGCCTGCGATGAGCAATGGTGGAATGTCCATTACGAGCGAGTTAGAGCAGAATACAAAGGCGAATGTTGGACTCAAGACGAGAGGGCGGCCAAAAGGCTCAAAATCAACCGTATCGGGTCAGAAAACAAAGCAGGACTCGGAATTGATGGTGTAATCCATCAAGGCGGCAATAGTGGCTATCAAGCCATTAACCTTGCTTACCTTTGGGGAGCAAAAACGATAGTTTTATTGGGTTTAGATTGTTCGCCTTCTGCTAAAGGAGAGGCTCATTGGTTTGGCCAACATGGTGCAGGGTTAACCACTAGTCAACCTTTTAAGATGTGGCAAGCTAAATTCCCGCAACTTGCTGTTGATTTGCAAACAGAAGGTGTCCGAGTAATAAATGCAAGCAGGCAAACGGCGCTGACTTGCTTTGAGCGTTTGACGCTAGAGGAAGCAATTAAGGTATGTTGACATTATTAACCGCGACCGGTGCTAGACCTAAAGCATGGTCTATCTGCGAAATGTGGATGGCCAGACAGACGTTTAGAGGTAAGGTTCGTTGGATTATTGTTGACGATGGCGAGATTGCTCAGCCAATAACGTTTAGCAAAGAAAATTGGACTTTAGAGGTCATTCGGCCAAATCCATTTTGGCAAGACGGCATGAATACGCAGGCACGGAATCTCCGTGCTGGAATGGATGTCATTAGTTCGGATGAGCGAGTTGTCTTTATTGAGGATGACGATTGGTATGCCGCAGATTGGCTCGAAACGGTTAATAAAAAGTTTGAAAAAGCCGAATTAATTGGTGAGGCCAATGCTCGTTATTACAATTTGCCTCAAAAGTCTTATCGTTTAATGAACAATACGCTTCACAGTAGTCTTTGTTCAACGGCAATTCGTGGCCAAGCGTTAGAAACTTTTAAATCTGTTTGCAGGGCAAGCGTTAAGTTTATTGATTGCTTATTGTGGCAAGCTCACAGTGATAATCACTTATTTAGCGGTGAGCGAGTTCTAGGTATTAAGGGAATGGCTGGCCGTGGCGGTATTGGCGTTGGCCATGCAAAAAATTTCCGTGGAACTAAAGACGTTGGCGGTAAAATTTTGAAATCGTGGATTGGTGATGATGCTTTGGTTTATAAACCAGAGGGAAAATTAAATGACACAAGTGATTCGTAAAACTAAGCGCACTTCGGCTGTAACGACTGAGCCAATTTCTTTGGCCACAGCGCGACTTCATTTGCGCCTTGATGCTATGGGATCGCCTCCTAGTCATCCCGATGACGATTTGGTAACGGCAATTATTTCTACAGCTAGAGAGACTGTCGAAGAGTACACTCGTTTAACGCTTGCGCATACGACCATTGCTTTGGCTCTTGATGAATTCCCCGCAAATGAAATTGATTTAGGTACTTACCCTATTAATTCAATTACAAACATTCAATATAAAGATACAAATGGTGTTACTCAAACTTTGAGTTCGTCTGAATATATTTTGGACTCTTTTAGTAGTCCTTCAAAGATTTATCCAGCAACTATCTGGAAAGACACAAAACAAGTGCCAAACGCTGTTATTGTGAATTTTTCAGCGGGTTTTACTGATGGGCAAAGCCCCAGTGAATATCCAATGCCAAAAGCTCTAAAGCAGGCCATGCTTTTGATGATTGCTCATTTGTATGAGAACCGAGAAGCTGTTAATGTTGGAAATATAGTCACTCAAATTCCGCTTGGCGTGATTCATTTGATGACGCCGCATCGCTTAGGAATGGGCGCGTAATGAGAATTTCAAAACTTCAGCAAAGAATCACGGTACAGCGTAGAAGTTCTACGCTTGACGCGTATGGCCAAGAAATTAATTCATGGTCAAACATTGCAACCGTCTGGGCTGAGGTAAAGCCGATTTCAGGAAAAGAAAAATTACGCTCTGAGTCAATGGTTGTTGAATCGCAACTAACGCATCGAGTAACTGTAAGATTTTCTGAAGTTTTTTTGCCATCTAGCCAAGCCGATGCATGGCGTATTCTTTTTGGAACGCGAATTCTTAACATTACAGCTTCGATGAATGTTGATGAAGAAAGCAAAATGATTATTTTCGATTGCACTGAGGGCAGTCTTGATGGCCAATGAACAAGTTGTTACGGTTACGGGTCTGTCTGAGCTTCAAAAGTTATTGGACGAATTCCCTGCAAAACTTGAAGCCAACATCATGAGGGGCGCATTGCGTCAAGGCGCAAACATTTTTAGAGATCGAGCAAGAGCCGCCGCCCCAGTTAAATCCGGAAAACTTAAGAAAAGCATTAAAGTTAAGACTACTTTAAGAAAAGGTAAAGCTGTTTCGCAAGTTGTTGCCGGTGGCGGTGATGTTTGGTATGCTAAATTTATTGAGTTCGGCACTGCATCTTTTTATGAGGGTAATGGACGAACCGTGGGTGCGCCGTATAAGATAGCGAAAAGCAAGAAAAAAGCCATGAAATTTGGTGATGTTTTTGCCGACAATATCATCCATGAAGGCGTAAGGCCAAATGGTTTTATGAGAAAAGCATTTGACGCAGGCGAAGTCGAAGTGATTGAAAAAACGGCAGATTACATTCGAATGCGAATTGGACGAGAGATTATTAAATCAACATGAATCCAGAATTAATCATCGCGGCCATGTTAAACACGGCTGGAATTAACGCATTGGTAAGCACTCGAAAAGCCATGGTGCAATTGCCTCAAAATACAGCCTTCCCCGCGCTTGTTTACACGATTATTGATGTAGTGCCTCAGCCTCACTTAAATTTCAGCACTGAACGCCAAATGGCGCGTGCTAGAGTTCAAATTAATCCTATTGCAAAGACAATGGCCGAGGTAAAATCAATTCATGATCAAGTCCGTTTGGCCATGGATTTTAAATTGCAACAAACATTTGCGGGAAAAACTGTTGTCAGTAGTCGATTGGATTTGGTTTCATCGGCCGAAAAAGATCAAGACACTGGCACTTGGACGCAACCCGCTGATTATTTGGTTTATTACTATGAGTAATGGCCGCAACAGTTTCAGGCATTTGTCTGAAAATTCTGCCCGCATCCCTGCGGGCTTTTTATAAACGAGAGGAAAGACCATGACAGTCCGCACATCCGCAGGGACGACACTCCGAGTCACTGCATCCGCACCCGCAACCTACGATAGCTCCGGCTATAACACGCTGTTTACAGCATCCCCAACACCCGCTCTGGTTGGTGAAATCACTGATCTGGGCGAGTTTGGCCGTGAATTTGCTTTGGTCACGCATATGCCAGTTGGCTCGCGTGGCACACAGAAATTCAAAGGCTCATTCAACGAAGGCACTATGTCTTTGTCTTTGGGCTTGGACACTGATGACGCAGGTCAAATCGTTATGAAAGCCGCAAGTCTTTCTGACAATGATTATTCGTTCATGGTGACTACACAGAATGGCGACCGCTACTTCTTCCGTTCTAAGGTTATGTCTTGGAAGGTTGGTGTTGGCTCTGTTGATTCGATCACTACTGCTACAGCTACATTGGAAATTACGACCAATGCCGCTGGTGTTGGTATTGTTGAATCTTTGGCCGCTTAAGAATTGCCGTAAATGGCAACACGCGCACCGAATCGGGTCAGTTCGCATCCTTCGCGGGGTGCGGCTGACTCGGTCACGGGCAATAACTCTCCCCGCGAAAGGATTACTAAAATGTTTGATATTTCACAACTCGCAGTTAAAGAAACCGCAATCATTGAGCTTGAGACAGTCGATGGCGATGCCATGCTCGATGCCAATGGAAATCAATTGACGATTACCGTTTATGGCCCCGGAAGTAAAGCCTTCCAGAAAGCCCAAAGCGTGCGAAATCGTGCCATTCTTGAGTACGTCAAAAAGGGCGGAAAGAAAATGAAAGAGGGCGAACAACGCGAGCTTGATGCTGAGTTTTTATCGGCTTGCACTGTTAGTTTCAATGGTTTTGGTTACAAAGATTTCACAGGCGTAGAAATGTTTAAGGCCGCTTACCTTGATTCATCAATCGGTTTTATTACTGAGCAAGTGAATAAAGCTGTTGGCGACTGGGCAAATTTTACTCCGGCGTCATCGAAGACTTAACTCTTTATGCGAGGCAATTGGCATGGTTTCGATCAGTGCCAATTGTCAAGCAAGAAAAGTCGGTCGCGTCTGGTGAAAAATCAGTTGAATTAACACGCGCTGAAAAGATACAAAAAAACGGTGGCAAACCGTTAATGCCGGACGTTGGTGACGCTGAATATGTGATAACCTATTGGCAAGATTTGGGCATGGTGGAAATGGGCGCAATGGGGCCAGTGCCACTATCAGCAAGAGAAATAATTTCATGGCAACAATGCACCGGTGTTGACCTTGAAGCATGGGAATTTAGGGCGATCAAGCAAATGTCACAGTCCTATTTAATGCAAGCCAAAGAGAGCGAGAAGCCAGAGTGCGAGCCGCCTTATGGTGATCCAGTAAATGAGTTTGATCGTGGCATTGTGAGCAAGAAAGTTAGCAACGCTTTCAAGGCGTTCATTCAGGCGAAAAGGTAAGTCATGGCAACTTCAGTCGGTCAATTGACAATCGAGATGGCGGCGAACATTGTTCGACTCCAACAAGATATGGAGAAAGCCAAGAACACAGTCGCGGGTGCGATGCAATCAATTCAGAAATCCGCAAGCATGGCGGCTACTGCATTGGGTGCGATTGGTGTTGGCTTATCAGTTGCCGCATTTAATGGATGGATTCGTAGTGCGATTGATGCCGCAGATGAAACCAATAAGATGGCGCAGAAGATTGGTGTCGCTGTCAAAGATGTTGCAGGACTTCAGCTTGCATTTAGACAGGCGGGTATCGAAGGCGGTGCGCTACAAACAAGCATGAGCAAGTTGTCTGTCGCGATTGCGAACGGCAATGATGCTTTTGTTGCGATGAACATTAGCACTCGCAATGCTGATGGCACGCTCAAGTCCAC